TGTTGAGAGTATTTCTTCCATTTTCAACACTGCCTCGTCCGATGACATAAAATCGTTTGCTTCGATTATTGTATCTGGCGAGTAGGTATGCAGTACCTTCAACGCGAGATCTGCGTATAGATTCATATACTTGCTGGTTATCATAGTGTAACTCCTTTACATCGTTGATATATCTTGCTATGTTATGACACTGTGAAGTAACATCGTCCTCCACATTCGGGTCAATTCTACCAATGGCGTACACATCACGGATAACAGGTCCATCTTCCATATCATCATAAACCACATACTTGTACTGGTACTTGGAGTCATTCTCACACTCCACCAGTATAGAGTTGTCACTAACACGCAGCCCGGTGTCGTCAATGCTCTTGACCTTGCGGCTGTCAGCGTTTAATCCTTCTTGCAGCTGATCATTACGCACATTTTCAGGAGTTCTTCCTCCGTTACCGTTCCCTTCTTCTCGTAACGATCCGCGATTGAATTCAACATCGTGATGAAATTCTCTTTGCTGCTTCCCAGATAGGTTACTATTGTCCCGATTGCCGTCTCTGAAGCGTCTAATGAGATCAGCAGCTCGATAAGAAGTTTTGCCAGATCCGTTCTTGACTGACTTTCTAAGTTCATTGTACTCTCTCCTTGTAGTTGCGGTTTGTGGTTTGTACACTAAAATATCCCTTGTGGGCGTATCCAGCATTTTGTAAGCATAAAATCCGCTGCCAATGGTAATACAGCGCACCTCATTCATGTGGCTGTCTGTGTCCCAAGTCATAACCTCACGCTTTAAGTCCGCATATCCCTTTTTGCCGGTGGTGTTAATCACATCATATCCGGCCTCGTCAAATTCGTCAACCTCTATTTGCTTTGAGTACCGAATATCCGGACTGTCGGTAGGATTACCATTGGTAACCTCTTTGATCTGATTGGAGTAGAACGGAATCGCAACCGTATGCTGATCGCCGCCGTTTTTGCCTCCCTGATCTACAATGCCGTCATAGCCGCTGTCCTTCAAGAAGTCTGTGACTACATCCGGGACCGTGGTCCAAGCATGGGTTGTGCCGTTGTCCAAATCGTCCTGCAACCGCTCCAGCCAATCCTCAATAGGAATGCCGTTCTTATCCCACATATCCGCCTGGGCATTGTCTGTGTCGTACCGGCTCATGTCTGCATCGTCCACATACGACTGCAAATCATCAATAAAGGACTGATCCAGCTTGCCGGTATTGTACGGATTGGTAATATTCAGATAAGCCTGATACACCTTTTCTTCCCGGTAGTCCGGGTCGTTGTACTGGGCCTGATCAATACCCACCGCTTTTAGCACATCCAAGAAACGGCTTTCTTCGTTCCAAAGATTTCCATCACCAAGCCACATATCTACCAGTACGGACAGCGCATTGCCCTTGGCACGGTGCAGCTCGTAGTCGCTAAAGCTACCAATGCCTATTTGATTGCCGGGCTCCAAGACAATGTTATCGTTGTCGTCCAGCGTGACCTGCTTGATCTTCTCGGTCATTGCTTTCTTTTCAGCTGCGGTCAAGGTGTTCCAGTATTCTGTAACCGGCTTGCCGTTTACCTGGAACTGGGTCTCGTAGCTGTCATAATCGCTATCATAGGCGAGAGAAGTATCTGCTTTATCCCTGCTGTAATTTGTGGCAATATCCGGATCATCCGTAAAATACGCCATCGGCCCGGAGGTTGCCCGCTTGGGGTCAAACACATAACCTACCCGGTCCGCTCTGGCAGTACCGTGGTAGAACGGTTTGATCTTACCGTCCTCGTCCCGCAGTTCCGGCGCCACATTCTTATACCGCCGCTGCTGCGCCTCCGTCAGTTCGTTGCCCTGGCTGTCCACTTCCAAGGAATGTCGGGTGTTTTTTTTGCCGTTCTGTGCATTTTTTTGCCCATTCTGCATAGAATGAGTATTGACACCGGACGGCTTGTTTGCTACAATGGTGTTAACGAACCCATAACTGGAACTGGGTAACGGCAATTGGAGCCTATTAACCGACAGCCAGTTTTGGGTTCGTTTTTTATTTGGCTCCACATACAAAATCTTACTGTTGTCTATCAGCCCTTGTGCATTGGTGTCCTTTCCATAAGCGCTGGCCACTTTCAGAATATTTATTGAATTTCCGCCCCGGTCAGTCGGGTTCAAAAGCAGTACAGCGAGCACCGGTTCATTCTTTTGGTCATAGACTTCACCGAACAAGGTCAAACGACCTTCCTTGGTTTTAGACTCCATCACCAAAATGGGATTTTCCAAAATATTCGGTACTTGTTTAATCACCGTGTCTGTCATAGCCGGGTGATCGACTTTGATTTTCTTGATCTTAGAAGCGTCCCACCAAATCTTGCGGTTATCAACGCCCAACTGTTGCAGCACCTTGGAAGTTGTGCCTACACGGAACGAAAAACCGGAGGTCTTCTTATCCCACTGGTCGTATTTCTTTTCAAACTCCGGATTGATACTAAAGCGCACATCTGCACCGGTTTTTTCTCCGGTGCTGTTTTTTTGCGCCGTGTCACCATCCAGCATTCTTTGTCGGTTGTCAATAGCATTGTCCAGTGCGTTAAAGAAGTCGTCCAGCACCGGCACCTGCTGCGCCGCCTTTTGACCGGCTCGTGCAGCGGTATTCAGTGTACCCTGTCCCTCAATCACGCTGCGCACAGCGTCCAGCAGCTTTGTAAAGAAGTCCTTGATCTTTTCGATAACGGACTTCTTTTCTTTTTGGGTCAGGTCTGTATTTTCCGCCAGCCACTTGGCGAACTTCTCGCCGCCCTCCTGCGTGCTGGCTTCACCACTGATGAAGTCAAAGATCATCTCGCTGACGGCATCTTCAATAGAATACTGCTTGCCGTTCTCGCTGTACCCATCTACATACTTCTGCAGCAGGTCAATCTTGTCATCGTGCGCATAATCGCCGGTTGCCAGCATATACTCCACGATGGGCCGGCAGGCGTCCAGCATTTCCGCCGTGTTGTAGGCGTGGGTGTACTCGCCCAGCTCGTGCATAAGCGTGGCGTAGATATGCCCACTGTCCGGGTTCAGCACCACCTTGCCATTGGCAGGATCAATATAGCCGTTATCGTTGCTTTCCAGGCTGCCGTCCAGCACAATGTCCAGCTTGGTCTTTGCCGCCACACGATCCAGGACTTCCTTTTCCTGCGGGGTAACCGTAGCTTCTCCGGTCAGCGTTACAACGCCGCCCTGGTTCTTATTTGCTTGGGTAACGGCGGTCTTGGTGGTGCCGATCTCCTTAGACTGCTCCTGACCGCTCAGGAACAACTCATTGGCAGCACCACGGTCCATAATCCCCATTTCAATCGGTGCAGACAGTGTATTGGCTGCCTGGTCAAATGTAATCTTGCCTGACGCACCGGCGTTGTAAAAGCTCTCCGCCGCGTGCAGATAGGAATAAGGGTTGACCTTGCTGTCGTAATTTTTCACCAGTGCATAAGCGCCCAGGGAGCCAAACTTGGCAGCGCTCTTGTAAACCGCCTTGGTGTTGGGGTTGTTGAACTGCAAATAATCCGTAGTGGTCTTTGTGCCGTCTTGCAGCTCAACCACGGTATGGCCGTCCTGCACCTTAAGAACGCCTTTCACCTGGCTCTCCGGCACAGGCTCTGCCCGCTGCAAATCCACCGGCGTGGCAGCTTCAGTGACCAGCGCATTATAACTCGTGTCCGCAGAGCCGTGCTCAGTCTCTCTCTGTTCGGCAGGTTCTTGTTCTAAGCGTTCCTGCTCCAACTGGGCAATTTTAGCCTCAGTGATACCACCATAGGTGTCCTTGAACTCATTATAACTCTTGGGCTGATCATTTACAAGAAGCTCATTCAGATAAGCGCCACTTGCACCGCCCCGCAGCATTTCATAGGCCATACTGCGGGTAGTAGATTGCGCCCAGTAAGTGCTATTGTCCTGCAGCTCGGCGTACAGGGCCTTTGTGGTCTTGTCCCCTTTAATCTTCCCTTCGCCGTCAAAATAGCTGCTCACAAAACGACTGGTGGCCTTGTCCACATTCTTAACGCCGCTGTCTTGCAGCCGTTGGCGCACAGCGTCCTCCAACACGGTCTTTTGAGCCTGCGTAGTCGCAGCGTCATCGCTGGTCTGCATTTCCATAGCCAGCTTGCCCAGCTGCCGCTTGGATATAGTTTTTCCGCTATCCTCTGCATCAGCCAGCTCGGCGGCAATGCGATACAGCTTAGAATTCTTATCTGCTGTCAGCCCGGCGTCAATCAACTCTCCAGCATTCCCGCTGCGGCGCAAATTCTTGCCATAAATATCCTGCTGCAAATGCCGTTCTCCGGACATGATTGCTTCGTTTGCGCCGCTCATCGCCATACCGGACAGGCCACCGGCTAAGAAAGCTGATAAATCTTCTTGACCGGCCATAGACACGACTTTGGCAAGCGCCTGGGAATTGCTCAATCCCTGGGCACGGCATTCATCAAAAGCAGCCATCATTTTGCTTTGGTTGCCGTTTGCCAGTGTATCGACAATGCGATCAAGGATATTACTGGCTACTTCTTCCGAACCCTCTGCCGCAAAACTCTTTGCAAGGCGTGCAAACACATTGCCACCGGCACCGAGGATCGCACCTAAGCCGAGTTTTTCTGAGATATATTCAACCGCGCCATACAGTGCACCTACGCCCAGCGCACGATCGTCAGAAAAGCCCTGCTCTTTCATATCTGTAACTGTCTGCGTTGCCATTTGTGAAGCCATAATCAAGGAAGATGCGTTCGCGGCAATCATTTTAGCGCTATTTAGCACCTTACTTGAACTGCCCTTGACTGGGAGTTTAATTCCAAGTCCCTGACCTACAGCCATAGAAGCGACAGAGTCTGCCATGGACATACCGGTATCATAAATCCATGTGCCGATATTTCCCTGACTTGTATTCTTATCTTTCCAAAAATCCTGCTTTGCAATGGCTTCACCGGTTGTCTTTCGTGTATCAGAAGACATCTTGCCGGCAAGGTTAGCCAGGTCGTATGTATCGCCTACGCTGCCACCAACGGCTTTGGCGGCAGCGTCCACAATATATCCGGGTGCATTCATCAAATTTTCACCGACTGTCGCAGCATTTGCAAGAATTGCTCCTGTTACGCCGTCTTGAGCCATTTTTCTCTGAGACAGAACGGTGGCGTCCGTTGCTTTTCGTTCAAGGTCTTTATTGATGGTTGAAAGATACTCGTGCGCTGCTTCAGCACCATCTGTGTTGTACAGATAATTGAACACCCCGCGCTGCTCGTCTGTCATCTGATTGTATTTGGTATCGTCCATCGCCTTGTTCATGCGGTTGCCCCAAAAGGCGATACCGCTCGCGCCAACCGGTGCCACGGCACTTCCAACGGACTCTGACAGTCCATTAACAGCACGATACACGCTGTCCTGATTGGACTTGTCGATCTGCTTTGACTTGTCAGCAAAATCTTTTTGATTAGGAATATCCGAATATTTGTCGACGATTTTTTGTCGCCGCTCGTACTCCTCCATCTCCTGTATCTTCTTATCATATTCATCCAGCGCAGCCATGTGCCGATTGGCTTCTTCCTGCATTTTTGCGGCGCGCTCGCTATCCGTCCGCTCCAATGCGATACCAATCAGCTTGTCTATGGTGTTGCGTGTTTGACCACCATACTGCCGTGCATAGGACCTACGCTCATCCTGCAAGCGTTCAAGATCACTCCGATCATCGGCCGCACGGATAATTTGGCGCCGCTGTGCAAGACTCTCCTCCGGCGTTTGCTGATGATATTCAGGCACTTCATTACGCCTGTAGCTATTGCGGGCCAATACATCAGCGATCTCCTCTTCCGGGTCGTCATACTCATATCTTTTCTTTTTCGGATCGTAAAATCTGGAATTTTTTCTTGTGTCCTCAGCAACGCGCTCAGCTGCGCCGGAATGCTGTACCACTTTGGCAAAATTTTTGCTTTTTCTAATATCCATAGTTTTTCCTCGCCATTCAAAACAGTTTTGTACCCAAACTAAAGTTCGGCTTCCCGGGATTGGGCGGTATGCTCACATTGCGTTTCTTCACATGCAGATTACCGTTTTTATCCTCTTTAATCTCAACCGCCTTGCTATCAATAAGGTAGTCGAATTTTGCCTCGCTGATTGGGCCATACCCCAAAGCGAGTATCTCACTTTTTGGTACGCCATGATATTCCGGCTTCACCTTCTTTTTCCCCTTACCGCCAGTGTCAAAGCCAGTACCGTAGCTACCGCGTCCACTGGATCTGGAAGAGCGAGAAGAGCGTGACGCCCTTGCGGCCTTTGCAGCCTTTGCGGCCTTGGCGGCTTCCTCCTGCTGCCGTTTCCACTGCAGTACATCCAGCTGGTAATCCTGATCAGCCTTCCACTTGGAGAGCGCTCTGTCCGCCTTGCTCTCACCCAAGTTGCCCTCGTATTTAGCCATATCGCTAAGGAAGGACAGGTTATCACTGTATGCCTGGCTATCTACCGCACCGGTCTTTTCCACCGCTGCGTCCCACAGAGAGCGTGCGTTTTGTAGAGCTTCCACCTTGTCCTGGTACTTTTGGTAATCAAACGCGCCGGCCTCGTTGGCTCGCTGCCCACCGGCGGCTTTATTCTCCATTTCCCCGGAGTGAATTTGGTTTGCCGCAGACAGTTTGGACAGCAAGTCCTCATTCTGACCGGCCAATCCGTTCATATAGCTCTGCTGGGCAGCAGGCACGGTGTAGTCCGTGTCATAGCCACCGGCCATATTCTCTCCTGCGTTAGTCTGCGTGTCCGCTGCTGCCAGCTTAGAAAGCGCCGCATAGTCTCTGGCATAATCGCCGAACACATCAGCGTTGCCGAAATTGGAAGACTGGGCACGGCGATTGAGAATATCATCCACCGCACCCTCTACCATCTTAGCGAATGTACCGTTACGGTAAGGGCCAATTGCGCTGAGTTTCTTGTCATAGTCGTTCCTGTTTTTCTGTGCATTCTTGGTTGCCGCAGACTGTTTCACCTTGCCAAGCGCTTTTCTGGCCTTAGAACTGTAACTCATCCAATCCCTCCTTACTTCTTGTTAAGAATTTTTCGCTGCAGTTTGTTATTCCGATCGGCAATAGCCCTTTCCTGTTTGCGTGCCTGCTGGCTCTCGTTCAGGTTGCCGTGATACTGCTGTTGACCGGAGGCAAAGCTGCGATCATCGTTCCATTTCGTGTAACCGTTGGAAAGGGAAGTATTGAACCGATTCGTGTTGTAATCCATCTTGTTATAGGCGTTGCCCACAGCGTCCTGATATCGCCCATACTGCTGCTGATTCACACTATCAAGAAGGTCATAGGCGTTCTGCTTGCCTTGCTGCTGTTGGTCATATTTCTGATACGCCAGGGACAGAAGCTGCGACTGTATATTAGACAGATTGTTCAGCTGTGCCTGGTTGGCAGCATTACCCGCCGTAGTCGCCGCAGAGGAGGCATAGCCACCTGTTGCTGACGCCATCTGGCCCATAGTGTCCAGCATATCATTACGGCCCTGCGCCTGGTACTGTGCCTTATAGGCCTGGTATGCAGCGTCATTGTCTGCGTCATAAGAAAACTTTGACTTTAGGATGCCACCCAACATATTTTGCAGCCGGGCGGTATAGTCCGTCAGGCCATTTGCCTTGGCATATCCGCCATAGCCGCCGTTTAACAGAGAATTGTAGCCTTTGACACTGGCGTCCATGTCCTTCTTTTCCTTGGACTTCATCAGTGCTTTATAGTCCTTGGAATTGGTCCATCCGCCGCTATACTTATTGACTGTTTTTGTCCAGCTGCTTAGGTTCTTTTGCGCAGCCGTCTGTTTGGGCTTGCTTTTCTTCGGTTTGCTCTTTGCCATTTATCTGATCCCCCATATATACGATATTGTTCGTGCTGTGATCGTCACGCTGCCGCTTTTCACATTGGCAGAATAGCAGTTGTCGATCGTTACCTTATTTCCTGCATAGTCGCCGTCCACGGACCACACGGTAAAGCTGTTTGTTGCGCTAATGTTCGTATGCGATCCGCGAACGGCAGTGCAGCTACGGTCTCCGTCCAGAATAGGGCACAGGGCGTGCATCCAGCTATTGCTAAAGCGGATAAGCAGAAAGCGGTAGTTGTCCACGCTGTCATTCAGAGTGATCGTATCGCCAGCCTTTGCGGTACTCCCGCTGAACAGTAGAGCGGATGACCGACCGTCCCGGATCATCTCGTCTACCTGCTCCGTTTTCAGGCCTTTTGTACTCTGCTGATCACTATCTCCGCCATTGGTTAATGACGCCAAAAAAGTCCGCGTCAGGTTCTGTTCATCCATGTTGTTCAGCGCATAGTTCAACTTATCTGCCATCTGGTTCAGGTACAGATACAGACGCTGTATCCGCTGACTATCCGTTACGCCGTCAGACGGCTTGCCAATGTTAAAAGTCATAAGTCACTCCCTAAAGTCATTGTGTTTGCAATACTGATCACCCGAACATCTCCGCAGCCTTCCAACCGCAGCGCATAGTGATCACAGGCTTGCGGAACGATATTCAATACTTCCGTCTTCGGTGTACCATTACCGGTCAACACACCCATTTGGATCCACTGCCCGCTGCTGTCGTACTGAATAAACGCTTTGAGCACAGCGCCCAGCGCAATCTTAGCCCGCAGGTTAATACGGCTGACGATCTTCTTATCCGGGTACGAAAAGTCTATGGCACCGGTCTCCGCGTACCATTCCACCTTGTCTTCCGTTTTGTACAGTTCCAGTCCGGACAAAGCGGTCTCGTTGTGTCGGCCAAGCTCATGGAAAATACAGTTCGGGTCCATTGCATAGACCGACCCGGTGTAATCCGTGATAAAGTGCAGATACCGCATTCCGTTCAGACGCACCCACAGGCCGGTATTCAGGTCATAGACAAAGGTCTCGTAGCCGCCGTCCGTCTCGTTCTTCATGGAAATATAATACTTGCCAAGGGAACTTCCGGCGTTGGCTTCTGTGTATCGTGTGTTACCCAGGGCAGCGGAAATGTTGGTCACCGTGCTGCCATCAAATACACACACGCCGTCCAGCGACTTATAGAATACTGCTCCATTCAGCACCGCCAATGAGCCGGAGCAGTCATTTTCAACGCCGCGATCTTCAATGGCAATGCGTTGGTATGCCGCCGGATAGCCGCCGTAAATGCCATAGATCTTATTCTGTTTGAAGAAGTACGGCATATCGTTTAAGGACACTGCGCCGGTAAACGGCTCGTCATCGCCCAGGGACAATGCGTAAGAGTCAGATGCTGTATTCTCGAAGCAATACCAGTTGGTCGGATCGCCCAGCTTGCTGGCGTAGATTTGGTTAATATGCTTACCTGCGGAATCTTTGCCGTACTTGCAGCCCCACACGCGGTTTTGTGCTACAGTGACAAAGTCAAATTCCGGAAGCACTTTTTCTATTCTGTTTGGACAGTGATATGTGGAATCAATAGCACGCCGAAGGCCCTTAACAATCAGCCGGCTGCCGTCATCGGCTACAGAATGTACATTCGCCCATTCGGTAACGAACACACTCTTGCCTGCAGACACCGAGAACTTGACCGTATCACCTGCCTTAATGGAAGTAAGTATATCGTCTTTGATATCTGTCGTGTCCACAAACACATAGGTCACCGGAACCGCGATCCAATCGTCTGCTGTGGCAGAATAAGCCTTGAACACAGGTGCATCATCGTTAGTGGTATCTACCCAGTATGCGTAGAACCAAGTATTTGAAAACAGCACATTATCGACTGCCACCCAAGCACCATCTTCATTTTTGTATAGCGTACCCTGACTAAATTTTTTAAGTCCGCTACCTGTTGTCCCGGTGGTATCCAGCCAATAGTCATTGCCTTTTGTGCCAGGGTCTTTATCCTGCCGCTTCCACGCGCTGGCAGCCGCAACCGTATTGAACTCGCCATTGCCTCGCACGGCCATTAGGTCACCGCTTGACCGCACAACATAAGTACCTACAGCAGCACCGGCAGGTTTTGCAGCACTATATATCAACCGCGTGTACGGAGCACCGTCCGCACTGCACATACCACAGCTGAAATAAGTGTCAGTCGTCTTGTCGAAGGCCAGCGGCAGCACACCCTTGTCCGGTTCTTCCGTGTCAAAATACAATCCGTATGGGAAGATTAGGATTTTCGTACCGAAGTTTAACAACTGCAATTTGCCGTCCACGGCTTGCAATTCAGACAGCTTTTCTCTGAAGCTATAATGACCTCCGCCATAGTACAAAACATCATTGAATGCTGCTGTGATCTGCTGATTTTTGATTAGGCAGCCAACATTCTTACCGGAAGCCGCCACATCAATGAATGTAAATGCTCGTGGATCACGTGTATTAAGCCAATCTACATCGTTCTGTGTATGGTTTAGGCTTTCCTGCTCTAACGCATCAATAATTTCTTTATCAGAAGCGTTCTGCTGTGTTTCGTCCTTGTAAATGGGTCTTTTTGCTTCCAATTCATGTTCCCTATAGATCGTATCGACCACTAAGACTTTATCCGTTTCGGTTTCCATCTTCACATTCTTGCCAAGCGCAAAAAAAACGCCATTATCAAAAGTGTGTTCGTCTGATCCAATATGAATACACACATCACCATACAGAGCAGCTTCAAATCCAACATACGAAACTGCTTCATCGAAACCATACGGATCCGAACCATCTGGTCCTAATCTTACCGAAATTTTTTCTTTCAATGCCGCCTTAAAACGAATAAAGTAGCGAATGGTCATAACCCTCCAAACTACAATTTTCGGTTCCAAAGAGCTTCCTATTTCGTCCCCTGCTTTGCCATATTTGTGGACCTGAAACGCACTATTCACAATCGACATCCGATTGTACACACGCTCATCACCATCTAATGTATAAATTTCACCTACAACCTCGCCATCAAACTCCGGATACTTGTACCGGTTCATCGGTGCGCGATTGGATAGCATAGGGTAGTCGTCCAAGGTGATATTCTCGGTATTAAAGAACTCGCCAGCCTGCTGCACAACTCGGTGGTTATAGCCCAGGAATGTGGAGATCATCTCTCGGTTGTTGCTCACATTGCTAAGCACTGGTCTTTGCATACTCGCACCTCCTAAAAGCGCAGCGGCACATTCTTGGCCGCGTGCGTGCGGTTGTACTGGTTACGGAATGAGGCCAGCATTGTATTGAATACAGAATTTACAGCGCTGTATCGGTTGAAGTCACCGGTGTACAGCAGCATTTGGGACTGCAAGTAATGTATATAAAGTTCGTCATAGGGAGACGGCACAAGCAGTTCCTGGGTATTCGGCGTTTTCTCCGTGTACCCGGCAAAGGCAGGTGCGCCCTCTCTGGCGTCCATAATTTCCAATTTGATTTGTTTATCAAGTCTATTCAGCCAGGCGATTTTTTCGTTCATCGAAAAGGTCGTGTTGGGGCACAGCTTGTCCGCCTGGTTGACTGCTTCCGCAATCGTCATATTGTTGTTCCCTCCTCATAGTAAAAAGGGCAGACGGAATATTCCGTCCGCCCTTTGTCGGTTACATACCGGCTGCTTGTGCAGCCAGCTTTTGAATTAGCTTGGCGTTCTCTGCATCCATCTGAAGTCTGCGGTTGACTACCTCTGCAATCGGCTCCGGCACTTCTACCGGGACACCACGCTCGATCTGATATGAGCCAACGCCCGCCACAGAAGCAAACATGTGGCTCTCGTTGTTCATCGGGTCCAGCGGAATAAGCACAGGCACCATTTTCCACTTAGGTGCAGTTTCTTTCTTCTCAGCCGTTTCTTTCTTCTCAGCCATTCTTAATAGTCCTCCAATCAGTTTTCCGTGGTGCTGGTGTCTGCACTGCGGTAGCTACAGCTCTCAAAACGAATGATGGCATACTCGTTCAGAATCTTTGCACCGTGCGTAGCCTTCCAGCCGGTGGAGCTACGCTGGTTCAGCGGATCATCGCCATAACCCAGCGGCTTAACGATATAGTCCAGACCCAGACCATCCAGCTCGGTAACGCCGTAAGCATTGGCGCCCAGGAACAGCGTGCCGTACACAGCCAGCTTGGAGCCGGAAGTCTGCTTGTAAATCTTAGCGTTGGAAGAGTCGACAAAACGGCACTTGCCAATCTTACCGATCTCGCCCTCGAACAGAGCGGTGGTATCCGCATACTTGTGCATTTCCTCCCACTCGCTGGACAGCATAATATCCGTCTCCACATCAGGGTGGATAATGCAGACATAGTAGCCATCAATGGGGGTAATATCCCGACGCTTCAGCTCGTTGACCATCTTCTTTACATCAGCCACGGTCAGTTTGTCAGCCGCAGTCAGTGTATCACGAGAAGTCTTGCCGCCGGCATAAGCCACGCTGGTGGTTGCCTGCATAGCATTTCGTGTCACCAGGTCAATGGTGTTGCCCGCCTGGTTGCCCTGCTCTTTGCAGTCCTCCACGATCACATTATCGAACGCGGCAGTCTGCAGCATATCGGTGTGCTTAATGTAGTCACCATACTGGCTCACAGTGGCCTTAATGGCGGTCACAGTCCGTTTGGTGCCATTAGGCGTTACGCCTTCAACAAGCGGGGTAAGAGCAGGCGGCAAGCTGGAAAACTTACGCCACTCTGCTACCTTGCCGGAGCCGCGCGGAATGGGCTTTTTCTGCCCGAACTGACCATGCACCAACTTGGGCTTGGCGTTCTCCAGCAGCTCCTTAATGTAATATTCCTTGATTTCAGCCGCAAGGCCGGTGTCAGTCGTTGCAGCCATGTTGGCGGTGCCATCGAACAGCTGCAGGTTCATTTTCTTATTCATGTTTCCTCCGTTTCTGACAGAGGATCGGTTTTTACTTGCCGCTAAGGAATCGTTTGATATCCTCCGGCGTTTTCAATTCCCCTGTCGCAATTTTCTTGTTGATGAGTTGGTGCTGCTCTCTTGTCAAGGCAGCAATGTTGACAGAAGTCTTGACCGCAGGAGCGGTAGAAGATGCGTTCTCTTTCGGCACATGACCGCGTGAGCGGATCGTGTCTGCAGCGGCTTTCGCTGTACTCTGAGCGGCAAACTGCATTGCGCCACCGGTGAGCTCGGTAAGGTGGCGTGCTTCAAAGGCAGTCTTTAGCGTGATGCCGGGGCATTTTAACAGAGAGACAAACTCAGGATCTGCCAGTTCTGCATCCAAGTCAAATGCGTCCCCATACAAGGACTTGACCGCCTCGCTCTCGTCCAGCCATTGCTGGTACTGCTGTGCTGCTGCGTCCTGCCGTTCGCGTTCCTGCATTTCCTGGCGGAATGCAGCGTTTTCACGCTCCAGCTTGTGCATCTGCTTCAGTGACTCGATTGGCACACCCTTCTCCACTGACTCCTGCTCGTAAAAGCTGTTGTCGTCTTCCAGGGCCTGCATGAGTGCCTCCGGGTCCGTAGCGTCTGCGCCGTACTTTTCGCCCAGCATATCAAGCAGGGGCAACACCCTGTCATACTGTGCCTGTGCGGCTTCATCAGCACGGAACCGCTTTTGCATTGCAGCGTTGATGTGCTTTTGATACGCATTTTTGTACTTGTCCTTAATCAGAGCCTTAAACTCTTTGTCAAGGTCTTCCGCTGTGCTCTCATGAGCACCATCCTGCGTGGCGGGCGCAGTATTGTCTGCCGTATTGTTCTGCGTGGCGGGCGCACTGCCAGTGCCGTCTGCTGCACCGCCCTCACCATCGAAAAGCTGCAGCAACATGGGCATTAATTTGTCTGTTCTCATAGGAACTCCTTTCTGTCCGTATCAGGTGGACGAACCCTTTACTCGCATAATAACAAAAGAGGGGGCGATCATGTCACCCCCCCTTTCAGCTTATTTGGATGTGCCCCGGATAGCTCTCGGCCAGTATTTCCATCCCGCACCGAAAAAAGGTAAACGCTGCCAGCACCGTACTCTCATTTGCCATCGGTGCGCAACAAATACACACATTTCCCGGAGAAATCTTGATCTGTGGTTCACACAGTAGAGCGCCAGCTACATACGCCCTACGCACGACTTCCGCCAGCGTGCAGGTAAGGGCAGAAATAGCAGCGCATACCAGGTCATGATCCTGTTCGTTGCGTGGCGCATCGGCGTGGCCTTTCAGTTCTACGGCGCAAGCACCAATATGTACCGTAGTCATTATTCCGGACTCGTGCTTGTGGCTACTCTCTTGCGTGCCTGCGTTGCAAGAGAGTTGTCCTGGTATTTGTCTGTGTTACCTAAGCTGTCGCTGGCGGTCGGCGTTGTGTCCACCGACTGCGTGTCTGTCACCGCCGCACCGCTCATTGCACCCGGTGTCATATCCTGACCACTCATCAGATCTTGACCAGTCAACTGCTTGATGATCTCATTGCTGGTGTTCAGTGCCTGTGTCATTTGCTGAATCGTTTGCCACATCGTACCGTTTGCCTGGACCCGCTGCACTATGCGGTCTTTGTGGTTAATATCCATCATATCCAGAAGTGCCAGTGCCTGATCTGCGTTCTGCGGGTTCAACACGCCCAGGTTGTACATCTGCACTGCCAGCTCATTTTGAGCCAGTTTACTGTAAGGGCTGGCCTTGCTGGCTGATACATCTACATCGAAGTTGGGCATTTGGTAATACTCATCGTCCGGAAACAGCGTTTCAATACGCCGCTCCTGCATATTCTGATTGGAGAAGGTCTCAAACGATACAGATCCATCCGCGCCGGTAATACGGAACACACGAGGCATATCGTAGAACTGCCGAATACGCTCGATCACCATCAAGATGATCTCCTTGTATGCCCGGTATGTACCCTTGATTTGCCAGCGTGAAGTCTTGCTCCCGGCTTCCTGCATAGCGCTGATTGCACTGGCTGCCGTTACCCCGCTGCTTGTACCGCCACTGGACACATCACGGTTACCGCTGGTCTCCTTCATCTCGTCAATCTTGTGCATGAGCACATTGTAGGCGTTGCCGTCTATGCCATTGATCACGATTGGCGCATAGGTGTCCTGGCCCACATTGTTACCCACCTTAATGAAATGCTTGGAAGTATCCGCGAAGTCGTCTTCGTTGATCTCACCATCGTCACGCACCAAATAGCGCGGCACAGAGCTCCAAATCGCGTTTTCCAACATCGCCTGGGACAGTTTGTCAATATATTCCTGCGGTTCCTTACAGAGGTCCACATAGCCATATCCGGCAGGACTTCCGGCCACACGGAACAGCGGGTCAAACACAAAGGGATATTTGCCGTCAATATACAGCCCGGTATCCTTCCGTTCTGGGTCATTCTCAGTTGCATACAGCACTACACCGTTGCAGAATTTCACATAGTGCACCACATTCTTGCCGTCCACATTCACCTTGTAGTACCAGTCTACCACCTGACTGCGATTGCTCTTGTCCACCGTATCATCAAACTGGTACTCTGTTTGTATCACACTGTGCATAGAGGATAATCGGTCCTTCAGCTGCGGATACTGAGACACCAGTACATCGTTATTGGCAGAAGTGATATGAAACAGATTGGCCGAGTCTTGGATATTCTCAATCCCAGGCTCCCAAGCAAAATTCAGGATATCGCACTTTTTAACGCTCACATCGCCAAGGCCATTCAGCTTGTCCTGATCCCACACCACAGCGTATATGCCTGTACCGTTCAGGACCTTGGAGTGCACTGCCTGGTCAAACTCCTGTTCAAAGCCATTCTCATCCAGCACCACCGGCACCACGGCAGACAACTGCTTGGCCGTCTCCTTGTCGCCTTCTTCCTGCGGCAGAATATTGGGCTCAGGGAAATTGTCCATATAGTCAGCGACCTTGTTATCCACGCAGGAATGCAGCCATGCAGACGCCGGCTTAATGCGCTTGTCACCCTCTTTGCCGTGATCTGACTTGAAGTTGCCCCAATGTCGCAGCTTCCACCAGTTTTGGTTGGCCACCACTCGGGCATCTACGGACGCCTTACCAGCCATGTACTTATTCAGCAGCTCCATAGCCCGCTGCACATCTTCTTCTGTAATGGTGTGCAGTTCTTCCTCTTCCGGCTCTTCGGCTGACATTTCGTCCACCAGCTGCTGCGCCTGTTTGATCGGGTCACCAGACCGTTCATCAGCAGCGGGCGCTACGGCATCTTCCGGCTTCTTTTGCGGCTCCGTCTGCCCCTGGGCGTGCTGCATAAATTCTTCCTTACTCGGCTTTTTCTTTTGCTTAGCCATAATCAATATCCTTTCTTCATTTGATCCAGAGGGTCGTCTGCCAGCGCTCTGGCCGGTATCTTCCGCCTGGGCGGTATCTTCTGCAACATAGAGAAATAACGAAACTCATCCATTGCGTGATCCTCGAGTTCCGTATTCAAGTCCTCCACCTTGTGTTCGTCATACATCATCAAAGGAATGGTTCGGATGAAGTCCTTACAATTCTTGAACACATACATCATCGGGTACCCACGCTCATCCAACATCAGCCTGTAATGGCACTGCATCCACCCGGCTATTCGGGTGTTATCGCCGCGCTCAAAGTACACACCGTGTCTGTTTGCCGTCTCCGCAATGGAATACCCATCATCCTTGGCGAAGATAGCAGGGTCTGCTACGCCGGTAATATGTCGGCCCGCCAGCAGCGGGTCATGCGTTTCTATCTCTCTGATCTTCTGGAACACGATATCCGCCGGTAGTTTCAGTCCATCGTTCGGTGAAGTGCAGCCATACCATTCCTTAATGCGGTACACCACACCATCATATCCCTGAGCCCACCAACCACAAGAAAATGGCTTGCTGTACCCCCAGTCGAACGAGCGATACACCTTCCAGTCGGCAGGAATATCAAACGGATCTATCACATGGGTCCACCTACGGTCTGTATAGTGGTCCGGGTTATTCCGCCATTCCTCGAAGAACTGACCCGAAAACACATTCCAGTCACCATACCGCCATGCCTGGCGCACCTTGGCAGGCAGTGCGTCCAGCTGCTGAAGGTACTTTGGGCTGTTTTCAAGCAATATCTGATTGTCCGTCACCAGCGACTGTATGAATGAATAATCCTCCGGGTTCTCATTCTCATCGTACACCCGATCAATGAATAGTCGCTTGACCCACTGGTGACCAACACCGCCAGGGTTGCAGGTAAGGTACATTCTTTTGGGATGGCTATTTGTACCACGCACACAAGCCCACAAAGTCTTGAACATATCCTCCGTGAACTGCGTGGCCTCGTCCAGGTACATGATATCGCACTCCGTACCTTGGAAGCGGCCCAGGTCCTTCTCTCGCTCCAAATAGCGAAACAATATGCGACTGCCATTAGGAAATGTGATCGTCTTCTTACTGTCGTTGTACACGGCCAAACGCCGGTGCCTATCCGGATGATAGCATTGCAACGCCCTGGTCAGTGGCACAATATGATTTTCCGTCAGCTCAGGATAAGTCTTGCGCACAATAATTTGCGTAATACCCGGGCAGGCGTAGCTCATCACCTTAGCCTTGCAGTCCACTACCCAGCTTTTGCCACCACCTCTGGCACCACCAAAGGCAACAACATTGTGAGTGTCTGTCAGGAACTCCACCTGCTTAGGCTGTGGCGTGCCCAGGTCCAACACTTCACTTGGCATACTTCTTCACCTCGTCTGACAACACCACCTGCACCTCCGGTGCGCCGGATGCCACATCGTCACGCACATTCAGAAGATCCTTCACATCCTTCAAGCTGGAAGAAATCTGTTTTGCACCGGCACGGTCCACAGCCACACCTGGCACACGCACCACCTTGTACTCGCCGTCTTGATGCTCCACGGAGCACATTTCATTCAGCTCCTTTATGGCTTGGTCCAACTTATCCATAAGATCGTCCGCAAGGCGGTGCAGCCGCTCAACGCGCTTTACTTCCTGCTCCACAGACATATCCATATATTTTTGTTCCACTTTGGCCCGGTAGTCGTTCCTCTGTTCCGTCCACTTCTCGTTAGCTGCCCTCTTACGCAGCGTGGACTGTGAACAGCTGTACTCGTCTGCCAGGGTCCGCAGGCTCTTACTGCCGGAGACATATTCACGCCTCACCCTATTCCAGTCCACTTGATCACCTCACTATGATTTAGCATAACAAAAAGAGGGTGACTTTCGTCACCCCCCCGATGATACCATTGCTATGCGTCATCGTGCAGCTGTGCCAGCGGACAGCCTTTCCAGCAGTAAGAGGTGCAGAATGACCGCATGTGTTCATCTTTTTTGACCTTAGACCGGAATACCACACGCAGCCCGGAACTATCATACACTGCCGGTGCACAGTTGATCTGTACCGTCTCCTGGCTGTCATAGTAAGGACAGATAACCTTGGCATCTCCGTAGCTCTTCTGCTTTGACTTTGACATTGGGTGCCTCCTTAGCGACCTGTACTCCCGAACCCGCCGTTGCCGCGTTCGGTGTCTGCCAGCTTGTCCACCAGCACCAGCTCCGGAGTGTCGATCTTGACCACCACCAGCTGGCTGATCTTGTCCCCACGGCGCACAACATAATCCATACCGCTGTGGTTATACAGTTTGACGGCGATACTTCCGGTGTAGCCCACATCAATCACGCCCTCGCTTGTAATGCCGTACTTAACATTCAATCCGCTTTTTGATTTGAGAAAGCCTGCGGTATTTGGCGGCAACTCAATATGTACCCCGGTGTCAACTGTCACCGCTCCGTGTGCCGGAATTACAGTGTCCACCGGTGATAGCAGGTCAAGCCCTGCGTCCGTATCGTGTGCTCTCACAGGCATGAGTGCCTGCTCGTCCAGTTGAATGTTCATTATTCATCCTCCTCGCAGATAATCTCCAATCCGTATAACACCGCTGCAAGATGTTCAATCCGGCAGCCTCTGGCTTGCCTCCAGCCACGGCAGAAGTAAGCAGCGTGGCACTTGCTCATATTCTCCAGCGACTTGGCAAGGAAGCACAGCGGGATATTGACAACACCTCTTTCTTTCATTGCCTTATCGCTGTACCACTCATCAGTAAACAGCGTGTTCACGACCTCATATCCTCTTTCCTTCAATGCTTGGATTGCTTTTTCTCTTGTAGCGATAATCTCCGCCTCACTCTTTCCAGCCATCGGCTGGCTCAACATTGCTTTCTTCATTTCGTTTCTCCTTCAAAATCGTTCCAATCTATTGCCTGCCCGCAATTAGGGCAGTAGTTTAATTCACCTTGTAGTAAATCCATAATGCCGTTACAATTACCACAAACAAGAACATAACCGCCTGTCTCTAAGCTGAAATTATATGGTTTGTAAGGTATCTGCTTTTCAAGTGCTTCTTTTATGGTCTGCAAATCATCTTGCGTTGTTGGTATGCTATCATTGTTATATATTAACGAGTGGATGATGCTTTCGATGATTTCTTGTATTGTCATTCTTCTACCTCGCTATTAAGCCATTCCCCTATAATTGAAAGACAACTTATGCACTCTCCATCATTGAAGCAATATGCAACTATCTTGTTAATGAGGTTTGCCATTTCCTCATGGGTCATATTTTTGATTTTTTCGTAGTTTGTCATTCCTGCGCCTCGCTTTCAAGCCATAGTTTTCTGTTTTTAACGCACATTGTTACTCTGCTTTCCAAATCTTTCTCAAAATAGCCACATTTATCAATATCTTTTTCAGCACATAGATAACAAAGATTACCTGACAGTGTATCTTCAAGCCATTCTGCCATTTCATCAATGCTCATATTTTTGATTTTTTCAAAATTTGTCATTCTTCCACCTCCTGAACATCAATTAGCGCAGCTTTTAGATTTTTCCAAATCTGACAAGTTCCTTTGTATTTGATATTGCAAAAACTTTCACACGAACAAATATGGCAGGGATTTGATTTAACAAATCGTATTGCTTGATTTGTTGTAGATACAACATCAATTTTGATTTTGTTAATCTTCAAATCTCACCCTCCATTCGCGGCGGGTCGGGCAGTTCTCGCCAATGAGTTACAGGCCAAATTGCTGTTTCATCTAGATCAAGCCAAACTTGTAGTTCTTGGTTATACCGGCCATAACACATGTCCCCCCATTCCGTGTATATAATCACAGGTCTAATCGTATCTGGAAGATTGTCCTTTGTACTGATCCAGCCGTGCTGGTGGTAGCTTGTCATTCCTGTACACATCGTCCGTCCTCCTTATTCGTCTACATGCAATAGAATACAAGGTTTCCAAAACTCATCGTACTCATTGACTGTTTGTTCCACGAGGGCATTAAATTCATCGTCCGACAAATCTCTATACCGTTCTTCTCCAGCCAGAACATTTTCTACATCGTCTGCAAAGTCATCCCTATCTGTGTAGCACTTACACTCGTCAATTTGCTGTCCGCAGTCAAGAAATTCTCCTTTTTCCGCACTTACATAGCTGCAGCTCATATAGGGGTAGTCACCGTTGTTCGCATTGTCTCCGGCAAATACCAAAATCGGCAAATCCGGGTTTTCTACAATGAGCTGTTTGAGTTCATCTGCTGAGTGCAGCAGACCGGTCGGTTTTCTTTCTTCGCGAGTCATTATTTTTCTCCTTTCAATCTTCATACCACTTCTTGTGACAAACCGGGCAAAAATCCGTGTCCAGCACAAACGGCTTTCCGCAGATGGGGCAATTCTCGTCAAACTGCACTAACATTACGCTGCGATGATCTTCCGGAGGTGCCCAATCACCACCAACGACACACGCTGCTGCATATACGCCCTCGGAGATAAACTGCCCAGTTGTTCTCGCAAGATCAGCGGCGTAATTTTTGATTTCAACCAGTGTTGGCTGTCTCTGGCTTCCGGTGAAGATGATTGCCGTGCCATCTTCATTCCATTCGTGCGTTATTTTGTTTTTTGCCATTCTTTCTCTCTCCCATTCTCGCAGCTGTACTGCCCCCTGTGTATCGTCTTACCGTCAGGTGCCAGGTGTTTGCGGCAGCCGTATTCATTGCTGCCCAGGTTGCGGCCATACTGGCAGCGATCACAGCGCACATAGAATGCACATTGTTCAGCCATCTGTCCGTGTCCTCCAGTTCCGCAGCTCGACCTCCACATAACCCTCCAAGTCATAGGTCTTGAACACTTGCAAATCCACCACCTGCTTGTCATCCGGGTAGGCCAGGCCGTTCAGTGCATCCAGCACGATCTTGGCGATGTTGTCCGTATCCGGCTTTTTGGTGGGAAATACCATGCCGGCCATCATTTCCACCTTGCGCCTTTTGCTGGTGCTCTTGGGAATGCCAAACGCTGCAATGATCGTTGCGCTGATCGGCTCATCAACAGCAAAGGCCATCCGGTCACCGTATGCCTGCCGGTAGCAGAACTGCACCTCATCCTCGTAGTCCTTGGTCTTTCTGGGCGTATATGTAGCAATATGGTCACCCCGGCGCACAGCCCGGTGCCGACCCTTGCCCTGTGGCTCTCCCGGTATCGTCAATCTTACCATCATCTTGCTGTCACCAGCCTTTCATAAATCTGCTGGGCCATTGCTGCCGTGGCCAGCTCTTCATCGCCGTGAGCGTTCAGCCGCTTGGCGTACCGCAGCAGCGGCTCCGGATTGTTCTCATCCACCAGCATGTACCCAAAGTCACCGGTGACGATGGGCACGCCCTGTTCCTGCATAGCCTTGCGCTCTGATCTCAGGTCCCGCTCGCTAATGCGCGTCCGCCGCGCCAGCTCTTTGCCACGCACCGGCATGCCGGGCGGGATCAGTGCGTCATAGATCAACGCCTGCCGTGGTGTCAGTTTGTTCAGTTCCATATCCATAGGCTCCTCCTAAAACTTGATGTCTGTGTTGTTCATGGTATCCCGCTTGATCTGCTCCAGGTCGTAGGACGGTGGGCTTTGCAGTGCCCCGCTGTTCTTCCTGTCCTCTGTTCCCCACTTCTGCAATACAGAGAAGTGGTCGTAATAGGTCTTGTGGGTGTTGTGAATGTGGAAGCTCAAGTTTTTGATTAGCCGCTGCCAGTCAAGTGGGAATTGTTTTTTCAGCTTTGCAAACTCCTCGTCAGTTAATCGCACATTCTTAAACTCGCCATATAATTTTGCGGGCGTGCACGCGCTCGCGCGCTCTCTCCCCTTCTCTATTCTTTCATTCTTGCATTCTTGTTTATAGAAAGCTCTTGTTATTTGATTGTTATCTGTTTGTTGTTTGTTTGTTATTTGATTGTTATCTGCTTGTTGCCTATCGTCTGCTGACCCTTGATATTTGGCGTAGTTACGCAGGATAATAACGGTATTTTTGTTTGTTACATTCTTGGAAATCTCGCCAGTTTTTTGCAAGTGTTTCAGCGCCGTTCTCACTTGCATATCTGACAGCCCGCTACCGCTTGCCAAAGCGCTGATGGAGGTTACCACGGAGCCGCTGCTCAGCGTTTGGCCTCGCCATTGCTGCGGCTCCCTGTTGACGATAAGCAATAAATGCAAGAACAGTTTGAATGTGGGTACATCGGTGTACCACTCCCAATCCAGCAGTTGCCGGTAGGCTTTCACCCAACCCTGATTGCTCATATCTACTCCTTAAAACGGCAGGTCGTCATCATCATCAATCGGCTCAAACTCTGCGTCCGGTGCGGGTGCTGCAGTCTGCGCGCCACTCTCTGCCTTTGAGCCGCAGAAGGACACCTGGCTGGCCACCAGCTGCACGCTCTTTCTCTTGTTTCCGTCCTTATCGGTGAAGTTATCCGTCTGGATAGAGCCCTCCACAGCGATCATGGAGCCTTTATGGAAATACTTAGATACGAATTCCGCAGTTTGGCGCCAGGCGGTCACATCAATAAAGTCCGTCTTGCGTTCCTCGCCTGCCTTCTGATAGCTGCGGTCCACAGCCACCTGAAAGCGCACAACGGAGACGCCGCTGGGCGTGGCTCTCAGCTCCGGTTCGTAGGTCAGGCGACCCATAATTACAACACTGTTAATCATAGATAATTCCTCCCAAAAATAGATATAAAGTCCTTGTCCGGGTAGGCAACTTCAAATGCCTGCTGCCCCACCCGGTGTAAATAGTCCATCGTCTGCTTGCAGTGGTGTGCGCCTGTCGGCGGCTCGTTGTGGCAATTATGGCACAGGAGCACCGTCAAGCCGTATTTCTCGCTTTTCCGTCTGTTATATGCCCCGAATACATGGTGTCGCTCCAGGGCCCGCACAGAGCCGCATATGTAGCACCGCCGCTGCTCTTCCGGCTGAATAATGCTCTTCTTCACTGTTTTCGTTCCTCCCAAGCAGACATCAGCTGCGCCAGCTCCGCCGGCGGCATTGTCTCAATACCCAGTGTCTTGCAG